GGTTGCATGTTGAAGCTTAGTTTTTAAGGCCATCATACATCCACATTGCTTACATTGCTTTGTTAAGTCTATAAGTTCTGGACATGCTTTACAGATATCATATCTTCTTTCCGCCTCTGATTCTTCAGCATACTCAGTATTTGGATTTAACAAATCCCAAGGCCTTGTGTCTCCCAGCTTTTCTTTATACTGTTGCCACTTGCTTTTTTCTGTCATTCGTAGACACCAGGAACTATAAATTGGCCATCTGAATACATCCAGCCAACTTCTGCTTTCTCTGCATGCCTTTGAACTTCTTTATCCACATATACAAATTGAGGGCTAGATAAAAAAGCAGCCTGTGTCATTTCATTACACAAAATTTGATCTATTTCTTCATTAAATATAAAAGATAAACAAAATAGGCCATTAACAGACTGACATTCTAAAAAGTTTGTTGCATTTACAATTTTATTTGCAATGTCTTCTTTTACCCCAATAAAAAATACTATGTGGTCTTCTAGAACTACAGCAATTTGTTTTGCTGACTCGCCAAGACTCATCTTAGCTTGTTTAACCCCTGGGATAAACCAATCTTCTTCTTGTAAATTAATCATATATTGATTATACCTTTTCTAGTAGTTTTTGTAAATATCATATTACGCATAAGACGCACAACATGTTGGCCTAGACCCATCTGGGTTTCTAGGTGCAGTACATGCTCCAACTGAATAGCAGTCCCAATAATTTGTACTTGCTGAGTTTGTTACATCATAACTCTTGCATTCATATTTATAAGATGTGCATACTGGGGCTGGGTTTGTAGACTGACATCCAGGATAGCTTGTTCCATATGTGCACTGTCTACTATATCCGCTTCCGCTTGCCGAGTTGTTATACCCAGGTTTAGTATAGCTGCAATTTCCAACTCCGCCTCCATTATAGGATTCTGTGCAATACCATTCATTTGCTGGAGCAGGTGGAACATAGACATATCCACAAGAGCCATCTACTTGAGATGAACTTGTACTTCTTACTGTTGTTGGGCTACATCCTGAATAAGAAGACCCATCCCATGATCCATAATAATAAATTTTCTTTTGTGCTGGATAAACATAATCTGTGTAATAAACTGTATAAGTGCCACTGCAATAGCTTCCGCTGCCAGTAGAGTACAGGGCGCTTCCATAGGCTTCACATGGTCCGTAGGTAACTGGATTTACATATCCGCAAGAACCGTCTATTTGACTACTTGAATCTATATTTCTTGAATCTACTGTACTACATCCAGATGTTGTGTATGATGATCCATCCCAGGATCCATTTACATATATTTTTTTCCGAGCATTATATCTATAATCTGTATAACTTACAGTAGTTGTTCCGCTACAATAACTTCCGCTTCCAATATTAGTTCCTGAGCCATAGGCCTCGCATGCGCCATATGTAATAGTAACTGGAGCAGTGTATCCACATTGCCCATCAACTTGAGAACTTGAATTTATAGTTCTTTCTGTTGTTGTACCACACCCAGAAGTTGTGTAGGAAGTTCCGTCCCAAGATCCGTTTGAATATATTTTTTTGCGTGTATTATAAGTATAGTCAGTATAGGACTGATAATAGTTTCCAGAGCATTGTGTGCCGCTCCCTGCATTGGTTCCGCTTCCGTATGCCTCACAAGGTCCGTAAGTAATTACTGGTCCTGGGTCTACATAATTATAGTAAACAAAAGGAAAAACGGTTCCATCTACAACTGTTGATCCCGCTGTAAAATCTTGTGAATAAATTGTGTTTCCTAATAGCGAATCTGAAGTATTTGTTGTAGATTCTGAATAAGTAAGTCCTAGTGCAGATAATGCTGCTTGTGCTTGAGATCTTGTTAGCCCCGATAAATTAGGAACTGTTATTTTTCTTACAGCTTTTTTGCGAGATCTTTTACGCATCTTAAGCGCTCAAATCGCCAAAGACCACCCAAGAATTTAAGGCTCTTTTCATTAATGTTGCAGAGCTCCATTGCGTTCTTAGCTTTAATCCTGGCGTAGAGTTTGGAGTAAATCCATTTCCAGCTATTGTTACTTGAGATGAACCAGTTTGTAAAACATCTACAGAAAATCCTACTGGGAATGAAGAAGAGTCTGATATTGTTAATGTTCCGCCTGCAGACATTTCTATAACGCTTAACCCATCTGAAGGCAAAATTGTGTAAGATGAAGATTTTGCGCTTATTAGTGCTGCTCCCTCAGCTGTTGAATTTATTGATCCCCGCATTGAAGAATGATATTGGCACACATAATATAAATTATCTGGAGCAGATTGCGATAGCTCTACAAGAATTGTTCCATTTTGAGTTCCCCCATTTGTTATGCCTGTGGAATAAACATTGCCTGCTGAATATGCCCCTGACACTGTTTGTATCCAAAATGGATGACCTACAGCGTTTACAATAATTCTATATTTTTTACCCTTAACAAAATTTATAGTTCCATTAGCAACTCCATTTACAGTATATGATCCTGATCCAGAGTTTGTAATATAGTAGTCTACCGATGGTTCTGATATTGCTAAATATGTGGTTGCCGCTGTAGATGAATCTAGTTTATTTCCTAAAGCGGTTGTTACTGTTGAAGCAAATGAAGCATCGTTATTTATGGCTGCTGCTAATTCATTTAATGTATTTAGAGCTGGACCCGCTCCATTAATTAGGTTTGATATTGCTGTGCCCACATATGTCTCTGTAGCATATCCTGTTAAACTTGGAATTTCGGTATCTCTTGCAATTCCCGCTGGTATTTCAGAATCTGGAATTTTGCCATCCGCACCAAGTGTTGCAACTCCATCTGCCACTCCAACTAGGCTGGCAGGAACATAAATGTCATCTATTGAGTTACTTAGACCTGATATAGCAGTATCTGTATATTCATTTGCTGCTGCTAGAGCGGCTGCCGATGATCCTGCTGTTCCACCAGTCTTTTTTAAAAATACTGCGTATTCATTTCCGTTTGCAAGTAAATATGCAATGTCTCCATAATCATACCCGTCATAGGCTAAAGTCCAAATTTGTTTATTTGGAGCAACATTTTCTGTGTTTGGTGTTGGTACTCCTAAAAGTAATTCAAAACTTGCATGAGTACCCATTGATTCAAACTTCCAAATTTGAGGAACTCCTGCAGTAACTGCATAATTCATATAGGCGTCTACCTGTGGAGTTCTTGCAATTGCAATTGCATTTCCGTATGTAGCGTGACTAAAATATTCATAATTAACTGCGTAATTAGATGCTTCTTGAAATGCTTTTAATGGTAAGTATGCTGGAATTCCTGCAACTACAAGACCCTGTGTGTATTCTTGCCAAGAAGAATCTCCTGGCGGATATCCTGGGTTATTTGGATTGCCAATCTTTATAAATAATTGCCCTGGATTTCCGTAAGGGCTTCCAACATTAATACTTACAATTCCGCCAATTGGATAGCCTACTCCGTTATTATAATCTCCTAAATAATTTGGATACTCTCCAGCGGGACCTGGATCACCTTGTACACCTGGGTCACCTTGTGGACCCTCTGCTCCAGGATCTCCTGCTGCACCTTTTTCTGCAAGCACTTCCCAAAAATTAGTATTTGTTGGAAGAGGGAAAGAGCCAACCGACTCCATGGTCTTTTTAATGTATGATGATCCGTTATATGAAACAACATAGTTTAATGGATAGGTTGTTCCTCCGTCCCATAACGAAGACCAAATAATAGAAAGCCCTGGGTCGCCTTGTGGCCCTGGGTCGCCTTGTGGCCCTGGGTCGCCTTGTGGCCCTGGGTCGCCTTGTGGCCCTGGATCTCCTTGTGCCCCTGGATCCCCTTGTGCCCCTGGATCTCCTTGTGGCCCTGGATCTCCTTGTGGGCCTGGGTCACCTTGCGGACCTGGGTCACCTTGAATTCCAGGAATTAGGTCTCCAATGGTTGCAATTTGATTTGATGCAACAGAGGGATCATTTAAAAATTCTCCACTGGATCCATTAATAACTATTTTTTCAGAGCTTGCTAACCATAAATCACTTTCTGTGGCTGCATTATTATAAAGTCCGTTTACGGCAAGTGCACCCATTGCTGGACCATTTAATACACCGTTTGTATCAAAATACCAGTAATTATTCCACTCTTGATCATGTACAAATACATATGCTCCGCCACCAATAAAAGGCATTGGTGTTCCATAAGAAGTTGCTGTGACAGTTATTAGACCAGCACTTGGCGAGTCCTGTACAATTGAATCAACAGTAAATATATCTCCGCCTTGAGAATAATATCCTGTATCTCCCTCATAAATTTCTGCTGTATTAGCTGCTACAAAATAGTTAGCACCTTCTGAATTTATATTTGTGTATGTATTATTAATTGATTGTGGTTTTGTACTAAAGCTTACAGTTTTCCCGCCATCTGAGACACGAACATGATTTCTTTCTCCGCCAATAAACAAATCTGCTGCAGAGGCATCTTGTTCCCCACCTGCACGAATATGAATATGGTTAGGTGCAGTTGGATCAATTATTAAATATTGATCTTGACTATATTGATTTGTAATTAAATCTAAATCTGGAACTAAATCTATTGTTCCGCTACCAGAGCCATCACCAGATGCTGTGCCAGCACCAATAATTTGAACTCCGTCAAAAGTTATATCACCAGTATCTCCACTACTATCAGATGTAAGAAAAGGAAGGTTTGTCCAAAGACTTGATCCGTTTCCTGCTTTTAATTTATTAAGAGTTGTATCCAGCCCAAGTTCTCCGCTCAAAAGCGGAGTGGTTGAAGAGTTCCATTGAGATGTAGTTCCTCTTTTTATTTTTATTCTTGGCATTAAGGAGTACCTCCATCAATTATGTCACTTGCTGGAACTTCTATATTCTCGACAGAGAAAATTGCTCCATCATAAGTATGAATATGATCAAGTAGTCCTGTTATAGTTCCGCTTCCGACTGGATTCCATGCTGAGCCATCAAAAAATCTTAGCTCTTCTGCGTCAATGTTATAGTAAATATCACCGATGCGTGAATTTTCTGGATTGTCTGCTAATGCTATGGCATGAAGGGGGACTAATCTTTTTACAGACATTCAAGTCCTCCTTAGCCTACGATTACTACCGTATATGCTCCAGCTGCGGGTGCGACTGTGAATCCTAGTGTTACAACAGAAGTTGAAGTTCTAACAACATCACATTCTACTGTATCAAATGTTGAGCTATCATAAACTTGAACAGTTACGTCTCTAGCACCTAGATTATGGGTAACTGGTATCTGTGTTAGAGATCCGTTTCCAACGGTTGCTGAGTACTTTCTTGTTATTGCATGATAGTTTGTTCCATTATTTGTTAATGTCCATCGATCATCAGACTCGTTCCACAGAATTTCTACGTCTGTGCCTTCTCCACGCTCTACACGGATTCCAGCATCTGCTGTTGGTGTTCCAGTAAAGTCGGTATTAAGATTAATCTTATTATCAACAATATTTACCTGAGTGGTATTTACTGAGTTAATTGTTCCAGTTACATTAAGGTTTCCGCCAACATTTAAATTATTTGTAATTGTTACATCATCTGGCAAACCAATTGTTACTGTGGTTCCTTCTCCAGATGTAGGGCTAACTGTTACTTCGTTAGTTGTTCCTTGAATATTTGCTACGTAGTCTCCAGTTGTTTGTGTGCCGAGATCTACGTTTTTAATCGATACGGCTCCATCTGTTACTGTAAAGTCCGCATTTGCAAAAGACGCCACACCTCGATTAGAAGTTGTTGCAATTTCTGCATCTACTGTTAAAGTTCCTGCTGCATCGTCGTATGTTACATCAATGCCTTCTCCTGCGACAACTAGACTAGAAACAATATCTTCTACTCTTTCAGCGTTTAATGTTACTGCGCCTGAAGTTACTGTAAAATCTGTTGAATCAAAGCTTGCAATACCCTTGTTTGATGAAGTTGCATCTTCTCCAGAAATTGTTAGGGTATCACCAGTGAAAGATGTGTCTATTCCTTCTCCGCCATTAATAATTAGCGTGTCAGTTAAAAGATCAATTGTAGCTTGAGTTGAATCTGCATTTATATTTAATTGAGTTGCTACACTTACGGTTCCTGCTGCAGTTAAACGGCCTTGAGCGTCTACTGTAAATGTAGGAATTTCAGTTGTTGACCCATATGAGCCAGCCGTTACTGCTGTATCGTCTAAATCTATTGTTGTGATTCCTGTAGAATCAACATATGTTGCAGTTAAACCTGTTCCGCCTAATACTGATGAACCAATTACATCCTGAATAACTTCTTCGGATCCATTCATTGGCACCCATGGACCATTTGGTGAAGCTAGTCCATTGTAATAGTACATTACATTTTCTGCGTTGTTGTAGTAAAGCTGCCCAGTTACAGGGGCGGATGGTGCTGAGCTTAATCCCTGAATTCTGGCGTTCTGAAGTTCATTCTTATTAAGATTGATATCAGTTACAAATAATCTTGCCATTTTCTATTCTCCTTTAGGATAGGTAAGCTATCCCACCGAATGGTTGAGCCATTATCAGTGTTATCTTGTTAATACTATTATAGTCTATTCCAGTTTCTAATATATCGCCTGCGCTATTCTTTACGGTTACATTTGGGTTGTATCCCATATTATGGGTTATTTCAAGAGACCAGTAAGATCCTTGATCCACAACCTGACCAATTGAAAATGGGTAGCTTAGCGTCATTGTGCTTAAAAGGTAATTTGTTGCGGTATCCCAACTGGTGTTTAGTAGCTTGGGTCCATAAAATCTAGTTGTAAGCTTGTCGTAATAAAAATCTCCCTCTAGGCCCAGGTTTCCCGCAGGAACGCCTTCTCCATTAAGGATTGTTCTTCCTCTAGGTCCTTGGGGTCCAGGGGAGGAAATGATTACATCGTTGACAATTTCGGTTACTATTACTGTTTCTACCATTATATTGTTACCGATCTACTTAGAGTTATAAAGCCCTCTAGTAATTTAATTTTATTTAAATTGCTATCTGTAACCATTATGTCGTATGATGATTTTGGATAAAACAATTTGTTTGTTTGTGTGGGAGTCATCTTGATAGTTAATTTACCATTTGGCTCATCTATAATTATGCCACCATTTGGTGAGGTTAAAGAAAATGCAAGCTTACTTCCGCCCGCTGTATCACGAACTTGTAGTTTTGCTGAAGATCCATCTAGGTCAATAGGATCTCCGTTATTATCCTTATATTCGATAATAAATGAAAAAGTAGCATTTTGATCTACTTCGAAATTCTTTTTTCCTGCCATTTGCTAGTACTCCTAAATAGGAAAACTCCTATGCTTATTTTAGCACAGGAGCTATCCTAATAGTAACGGTTAAATTACTTGTTTGTAAACCCAAATTCTTTATTTGCTGGGCTTAGAGCCTTAAGAATAACTGGAGCCACTGCGGCAAATCCACCCATCAAAAGATCTCTTGGACTTGTGTTGCCAGTCATATATAGAGCAATTGCTGCTGAAAGAAATGCACGAGCATAAGTTCCAAGCGCTGCTAAAATCTGTTCTGTCATAACTACTTTCCCATCCTTGTTTAAATCGGCCTTGTCAAATTTTTTTGTGGCCATATTATCATCTCCTAACAGGACACGGTGCCCTGTAAATTTGGCTTTTACGCCAATACTATTCTACCACTAAGCTGAAATATCTACAAGCTCACAATTTCCGTCTGAGCTGCAGGCAAGCGTGGCATTGGTAGAAGTGCCATCTTCTGTCTCATAAAAAGATAAATCTTCCCAGCGAATATCCTTGGGCATCTTTGCTAAAAGGGCATTGTATTCTTCTTCTGAAACCTCTTGGTACGGAGCTTGCTTATATGAGTGATCTGAATGTGGTAGGAATGAAATTCCAGAAACCTCATCAAAATGCTTATATACCCAAGCACCAACTTCCATCCATTCATCTTCTTTTACAGAAACTGTAATTGATGGCTTATGCTCACACCATGCACGTTGGTAAACCAACCAAATGTTTAGATGCTCAATAGCTGTTAAATCATTTCTAACAATTGCACCTTCTGGTGCTTTTACTGGAAATGAAAATACGTATGTATCGTTTGGCTTCATTACATCATCTTCTACTGGGATTCCGACTTCCTTCAAGAATGTAGAAATAGGATCTCCTTTTGAGCCACGAACAGTTCTAATATAATATGGAGAATGCCAAGCATGCATTCCTGAAGATACCCCGACCAATTGAGATACTGTTCCAGAAGGCTTTACACAAGTAATAGCGGCAGACTCAGGAATCCCAATTTTCCCAGCCTCTTCTTTATTCTTTGCTCTTGCTGCTTCTCTAAGAGTCATCAAGAATGACTCTAGTGCAACCAAATCTTGTTTGCCTGACATAAACTTATGCCCAAACTGTCCAGTCAAAGAAACTCCTAGTAGGCGTTCCTCTTCTGTGTTATCTTTCCAAATCTTACGTAGATACTTAAAGTCTGTAAGAGTAGACTGCCAGGTTCCAAGAATGGTTGCTAGTTCTACTTTACGTTCAATATCTTTCTTTGTATCGTTTTCACGTAGTACGACTTCTGAAAGGTTACAAAACTGGTAAGGACGTAAAATAATCTCTGAGCACGGGTTAGTTCCGTAGTGTATATCTGGATCTCTTCTTCCATACTTGGCTGCTTGGGCTTGAGCTGCGGCCACATTGTATATACCTCGTTCTCCTGATTTTGAATCATATAGAGATTTCCATTCTGCAATAAACTGCTCCATCTCTGGCTTGCGTGAATACGCAACAGAGTTATTAGAAAGGGCACGTTGTGGGCTTGCTTCCCACCAGTTACCTGACTTTGCCTGTGCCATTTCAATATCATTAATATTAGAAAGAGAAATCATTGCTGAGCGACGAACTCCTCCAACAACAACTACTTCACCAATCTTGCACATAATGTCGTGGCATTCGATTGGCTTTAGATTTCTTCCTGTAGCATTCTTAAACTTTGCGATTGTAAAATCAAATAAGTTAATAAGTGGTTGTGGTCCTGAAGATCTTCCACCCATTGTCTTAAGTCTTGCTCCTGCTGGTCTTACCTTAGAAACATCAATTGCTGGAATCTGTCCAGACCAAAGTAGTGCTAGCAACTCACGGTATGCTTTAGCCCAACCCTGCTTTGAGTCTTCTACTGTAATCACTGTAGTTGACTTCTCTAAAGTTTCTGGGACGGAAGGAATCTTATTGATGTACTTATACTCAACAGAGAATCCTACACCTGTACCGCACATAAGGATATACATGGTCTCATCAAATGAACGTGGGGAATCAACTGGTAAGAAAGCACAGTTATATCCAGCCACATTATCTCTTTCCAATGCTGCTCCTGAAGTCATAACAGAACGCATTGATGGCATGACATTTCGTTCAAAGACAAACTCTTTTAATTCCGCAACAAGCTTCTCATTTGGAATATAATTATGGTTCTTTTCTAGATGACCTAGCATGAAGTTAAAATATCTATCTACTGTTTCACCCCATGTCTCACGGCGATTATCTTCTGATATCCATCTTGCATATCGTGATAACGCAATAAAATTTTCGTATGGGTTTGCAATAGTCTTAGACATTTTATAGTACCTGTTTCTCCGCCTGGCGGTTAATTTAAATTTAGTGTGAAGATCCTATTCTACCAAAGAACGCTTAAAAGGGGAAGAGGTTAAGAAAATTTTTCTACTAAATGCTCAAAAGCTTTCTTGGTCAACTGATCCCAATTATAATCTTTATGTATTTTATCTGCTTGAGCAAAATAGTATCCAGAATATGCATTGTAATTAATTGCAACTTCATACATAAGATCTTCTAAATGTTTTGCATCTGGTTTAAACATTTTTCCAATGTGTCCGTCTCCGACTGCTTTTGGTAAAGTCTCATCTGTAAGTTGAGATTTTAATTTTAGCGGACCCATGTAGTCCACATAATGAGACCAATCATAAGTTGATATTACTGGCATGCCTGATGCTAAACCTTGAAGTGGAATAAATCCAAAGCCTTCTCCCCATGTTGGATACAATAAAACATGATGGCTGTGATACAGGGCAACAAGATCTGCCTCTTCAATTTCATCTGTAATTAAAGTTATATTATTATATGCTAGTTCTGGGCTGAGGAACTCATTGTTTTTACCATACACTCTAATTGTATTAAAATGATGAGCTTTAATTGTTAAGTGATAATTTGGGTTTCCTCCAAATAACTTAATAAAAGTATCTACTGCTAGTTGTCCGTCTTTTCTTGGAGATGGTTCTCCAATGTGTAAAAATTTAAGTGGTTGTCCTTCTCGAACAACTCTGCGTTTTGGTTTCCAAATATCTTCTATGCCATGTGGGTATACATAGATGGGTTTAACAATTCCATTGTCTTTAAATATTTGTGCACACCAATTAGATGTTGCCCATACTTCATCGCAAGCATTAAATCTTTCCACCCAGTCGGGCCTCATTAATGTTGATTCCCACGGAGTATACCCAATCTGATATTGATTTCTATGCAATTTGTAATGATGAGGCTGAGTAAAGTTTAATTGAATAGTAGATTTAGGATTAGCAAAAGTTACGCTGTGTCCTAGATTATTTAAAGATTTAACAATATTTTTTCCCGCATAGCCAAAGCCAACAGCAGGATTTAGCCCCGCTTGAATAGTATAATAAGATATATTCATGTTTTCTTTCTGGTTGACTGGCTTGACAGGCTTATCCTATCAATGTTATGATTGTAGTTCGTTATCTCTAGAGGAGGAAATGCCAATGGAGAAAATAAAACAACAGGTGAGTGATCTGGCTCATAACGTGGTTACAATAGTAATGATAACATTATTCTTGTTTCCTGTACAGCCAGTGAATGCCCTAACAGTAGAACCTTTAGTGAAAACTGAAGCCCAACTAAAGCAAGAAGTTTTAGATAGTTTTAGTAAAGAAATTTACAAGCCATCTGAAATGCTTACAGATCAAGAGCTAGTTTTACTGCTTGAGACTGTAGGATTCGAAGGAGTAGGCCTTAAGAAAGCCTGGTCCATAGCAAAGCGAGAATCTAATGGAAGACCGCTTGCATATAATGGGAACAAGAAAACTGGTGATAGTTCTTACGGAGTATTCCAGATTAACATGATTGGAAATCTCGGTCCAGAAAGACTAGAGAAATTCGACCTAAAGAGTAACAAAGAGTTATTCGACCCAGTAACAAACGCAGAGATAACGTACTACATGACCAATGGCGGTACAGATTGGTCGGCTTGGAAGGGTATGACCCCAAAAGCGCAGGAATGGCTTTTGCGATTCCCAACTGATGCAAAGAAGTAGGAAGCAATGCAGATACAATACGTATCTAAGTATATAGCCTTATCGAGAGAGGGCCTTTTTCCAGAGCTTAACTGCCCAATGGATCAAGGTCCTCTTTTTCCTAACCAGGACAGTGAGGATAAAGTATTTGTTTATTGCCTGTCTTGCCAATACAAGAAAATACTTGGAACAAAAGATTACGAAGACATAGTAAGGGCGGTAGAAAATGCTGGATGAATGTAAGAATGGGCAATGCGCCTGCGAGCAAGAAGAAAACTTTTTTCATGTTAAAGTGATTCCGCAAAATAGTGCGAATTTCAGTGCGGCGGAAGAAGAGACCTTTTCCTCATATGAGTTTCAATCAAATGCTATTTTAGAGAAAGACGCTATGGGGCGTGAGATATTTTGGAATGATATGGGGAGGCCATAATGGAAGAAAAAGAATCTCAATCAATAGAAGATAACCTACCTATGGTGAATTATATAATGCTTCACCGTATTTATGACATGCTAACCATAATGGCTAATCATGCAGACCCAGAGAAGACAGCC